GTCCTGACGCTTGCGCTCCTTGACCAGCTGCCAAAACAGGCGACAAACCAGCAGATCGTAAGTCGGCAACTCTACGTTGAACGGCATTATCTTCTCTTTGCCATGCAGTTTTTTGCGTTTCTTTTTGATACGCAAGTACTTTTTTCTGCATTTCATAATTATCATCAGAAGCAGATTTACCGACAAAAGTATCAATCAAACCACCAACTATAGAACCACCAAGAAGCCCGACCGCTAGATCATCAATTCCAAACATTTACTACCTCCTAATGGTCAATGAAGCCCGGTTCTGCAATTACAGGCAACGGCCGGAAAGCCTTAATGACGTTTCCAAAGTTGCAAAGAAATGCAGGTTCATTTTGTACAGCAAGAAATCTCTTTGTAGGATTACAGCGAACAAAAATATCATTCAACAAAGGAGCATTAGAAAACTCTCTTCCCAAATGCCAATAGTTGAAAGTATCTCTGAAATCTCCTGTAATAAGATTTTGTTTTACTCTCATTTCATCGTACCGGCCCTGGAATCCGAAAACTGATCGTGCTGTTGCTTCAGGCGTACCAGGAATATTGTAAATCTCCGCAGTCATAATAGCCTGTTCTGAAAGATTCGCAAACTCGGGAAAATAGAAATCATATCGAGTCTCACGCAACCATTGACGGTTCATTCCTTGCATATATGCAGGTTTTGGCATAACCGACATCAGCCCCATAATAATCCCATATTCTTTTACATGATATTTTCCCACATATCCCTGCTGAACATTTATACCGTGTCCCGCCATGTTACCCTGCGGAGAAGTAGTGTCAGATGATGAAGTCTGGAGAACCTCGGAAACAATTACCGGGTTTTTGGTACCACCGATATATTCCGGCCGCTGTAAACGTTCATCACGTGGATATACACCAAAATGAGCCTGTAAAAACTCTGTGTATCGAACACCTGCGCGAGCGTTGCGTTCCATCCATTTCTGAATCTGAAAAGCTAAGCGCAAATCATTAACATCAAAAGTAGTAGCAGCAGACAAATCGACAGTATTTTGATTGAGAATATTTTCCGCTTTAGTGTTCCAAGCAGATAGTGAAGTACCATGATTAGCCGCAAATAACGCAGCAGCTCCACTTGAAGTTAAATGGATGTCTGAATTAGATTCCAGATTATCAGTATTTACAATAAAACTTGAATGATCTACCGATGAAAAATCAAAATCAGCATAAGTAGTACCACTCACAGGAAGAGCGGGCGCCATACCACGCTGCTGGAAGGGTAGAGCACTTGTGAAGTAATCCTTTTCCCAGTTTCTGAAAGCAGGTAAATAAGCACCTGAATTGCGCTCATTCTGCAAATTCTGATCCCGGTAGTATTCATTCCAGATCATATTATATGCCCGCCACGGATAAGAAATAGGAAGCAACGCTATGTCTGCCGTCGTTTGTGTTGAACCGTCACCAATAGGAAACCCGAAATAGTCCCAAAGAGACCCTTTACCAATTGCATCTGCATTTACATTTTGAAATCTTGGAAGCTCGTAGGCATTATCACCATCAACTCCACCGGTAATAAAATCTTCCCAGTTTTCGTCCAAAATACGATATGGAACAAAAAAGTAGTGAGTTACACAATCTATTCGATGAAGTATCGGAGCAAGTAACGGATTAAAACGCAGAACTACTTCATTTCCTATCTGCCAATAATCCCCGGGTACAACCTCATCACACAATACCGGATAAAGCTTTCCCAAATCTCCCGTAAGCAATTTGGAATACGAAAGATCAAACATCGAACGCCGAGGAGAAACCTGCCCTGTTCTTTTAAACACCCTGTTCATTTCTTAACATCTCCTTTTAGTTTTCCAAATATATCCCGAAGGAACCGAAACACATAGATCAAACCAAGGGTAACAACCCGTTTCTGCCATTCAGTCATCGTCAACTCCTTTTAGTCGTTATTTTTGACACCGCTGGTGTCAACTGGCCATATTAACATCAAGTAGAGTAATATGGCCAGTTATTCTACCGCGCCGGCATCCGCCGGCTTGCTTGCATCGCCCGCATCCGCGGACGATGCTTTACTTTTGGATCCTGCTTTACTTCCGGATTCTTTTTGGCTTACCTTTTCAGCTTTTGCATTGGCCTCTGCTATTCTTCTCGCTTCGCTAATATTCGCTTCGGCCTGCATCAAAAGCTGGGAAGCATCAGCCATATCAAATCCGGGTGATCTCGTAGGATCAGTGAAGTCTTCGTCAACTTCACCTTCAAAGTCATAGCGTCCTTGTCTGGACGCTTGTAAGTTTTTTCCAGACTGAATAAAAGATTCAATCTGCTGTTTCGCAGGAATGTATGAACCTATCTCGACAACAAGTTCACCATCGTTCTTTTCAGGATCCGAAGGCGGCGGATTCTGAAAATCAAAAATCTTACGCATCTTCTTTTTCCTCCTTTTCATCTTTGAACCGCTTCACATCCAAACCATTGGCAACAAACAAAGGCGAAAATGAACCAAATCCAGTATCACCATTCACCGTACTAATTGAACCAGAATCATCATCAAACTCTGCCAAACAATACAGATCATACTCACCAACATAATCAACTTGTTTAAGTAAACCTGTAAACTGACGAACAGCTACTCCATCATTTACCGCGGTGAAAACCGGACCGAACTTTTCAGCAACCTGATCTTTGATACTGTACAACCTCATATTGTACCTCCTGTATTTGATACTATAAGTATATCACAAATATACCTACTTTGCACAATAAAGTAGGGTAAAATTATAGCCAATTTTAGTTGATAATTTTACCCTTTACCTTAAATTAACCTTAAAGTTTATCTTTCTTCATACCTGTGCGAGCTTTTACGTTCCTATCGGCCTGTAAACGCGCTTTTCTCAACTCATGGTATATAGACACCAGATCATCTTTTCCGCATCGTTTAGCTAGCTTCTCGAACGTCTCTCGGCGTTTTTCAAGGGTAACACTCTTGTAGGATTCTTTTTCAATCTCAAGTTTTTTTTTTATAGTACCTGGGAACACCATGAACTACTCCTTGATAAGGAATCTTCAATTCCTCCTTAATTCGATCTTTATTATCAATAGCAAACTGCTTACCAAGACCCTGTGACTGTAACTGAAAGGGAGGTTGCCTATCAGCCAACCACTCTTT